CCATCAAAAACCCATGTAAGAAGACTTGAACCGATATTAAGAAATGTTTCACCCAAACTATTGAACCATGTAATTAATCCTTCATCCCCGAATAGAGCTTCATCAAACCATGCAGTAATATTTGTCCAAACATCTTTGATTCCTGTCCACAATGCATTCATTAGGCCAGAAGCTATTGTTCCTAACAATGTAAATCCGGCTGTAATAATACCGCCTAAAGCATCAGAAGCTGTTTGAAAGACTGACTTTATTAATTCCCATGATGTTGATGCTATGTTCTTTATATCTTCAAAAACGCCTTGCCAATTACCAGTGAATAAATCAATAAATAATTGAGCTATACCTTGTATCAGGTCGAGAGCGTTTTGAATAACCGACATAATATCATTGAAATATGTTTGAGCAAAGGAAGTTATATCTGCTCCCCATTTTTCCCATACCGTTGTAAACAGAGTAACAAAGGCTTCAACAATTGTCTGAACAGTCTCAATAACACTTGATATTACTTCCTGAATTGCAGTAAAAGTTGAAGTGGTTTGTCCTTCAGTATCTTGAAATGACAAAACAATATTTTTAATTACTGTAATGAAAGGTTCAATAAGACCGGATATAAAGTTTATAGCACCTTCAATAGTACTCATTATATTAGGCATATTGCTTGTTACCCATGAAAGTATATTTGATAATACCGGCATGAACTTTTCTCCGACTTCCTGTGCAAGCCCAGAGAATTGCTTTTTCATTAGTTCGAGCTGAACATTAAAGTTACTGTCAAAGGCAGCGGATGCATTTGTAACCGTTCCCGCTGCTTCATCCATAGTGACAATGAAATCATCAAGGTTAGTGGAGCTATCTAAAGCATTTGCAATACTTACACCGGCTTTTGCTCCGAATAATTCAACGGCTGCTTGTGCTTTTTGTGTCGGATCGGTGATTGCCTGAATATCTGCCAACATGGATTTGAATTCTTCTGGAGATTTCACTTGTTTTGCCGCATAGGTAAAAGCTGTAACAGATTGTCCGGCATCTAAACCAGTTGAGGCAAACAGGTTCATAATACCGTTCGTTTCCTCTAATGACATTCCTAATGCCTGTGCCGCTGGTGCTACACTGGATAATGATGACTGGACACTTGCAATATCTGTTCCATATTCTTCATTACTAGCCTTGAGCATATCAAGGGAACTAACGCTGTCTTCGGCAGTTAATCCCCAAGCATCACCGATATCATCAATAGCACTTATAACATCTGTATTGGCTTGTCCTGTGGTCTTGGCATAGTCTAAATAAGACTGTTGATATTTTGCAACTTCATCTGTGGTTAATCCCATTTGCTTTACCATAGCTTCCGAAGTTGCTACAATATCTTCCATGCTATCAGTATTTGTCTTATATAATTCCTGCGCTAAGTCTCTTATCTTCGCTGTTTCTTCAGCTGTAGTTCCTGTAGCGGCTGTGAATTTGCTCATCTGCTCGTCAAGTTGTGCCGTTGCCTTAACACCTTCAACTAATGTTGCACCGATAGCTGCCGCCCCAACCGCCAATCCTGCAACTAAAGCTCCTTGCATAAATGAACCGATACCAGAAAGTTTTGTTTTCATGCTTTCGGCTTGTGCTTCAGCTCGGCTCATTCCACTCGAATATTCTGAACTGTCAAGCGTAAGAGAATATTTATATTGAGCTAGATCAATTACACTACTCATCTCTACCTCCCTTCTACGTTAGATTCTTTGTAAAGGCTTCAAGGCCATTTAAATCACACTTTGTATTTCTCTGAATCTTTCCGCTTTTATAATTTTCCTGAATCTTTAATTTCAAATACTTTTCTCGCCACTCTTGATTTTGCATCAGCTCTTCTATTCGAATGTTTTTAATAATGCTAAAAAGAGTAACAATAGGCATTTTCATAATGTCATTGAAACTATTTGCCGTTTTTGTCATCACAAAAGTGATATTTTCCATAAATTCAATGTCATTACCTATAGCTTTAGACAATAAAAAATCCCTGACACCACTTAATTTGATGTCAGGGATTCGGAGGAAGGGCTTTGGGTAACCTCATTTACATGTTTCATCACTTCGCCAAGAAGCAATTCCAGCACATGAATATCATTAAATTGTTTATTAATAGTATCCATTGTTACTTCTTTTGTTTGATCAAGTTTAATAATCTCTAATGCAACATCCTTTAGAAGGTTCATTGTATCTGAAAATTCTTGCTTAGTTATATCCTTCTTTTTTGATTTCTGGATTTTGTCATAGTAATCATAGATCAATATATAAAATTCAGTTGGGACATTGCCTGGAATTATGTATTCCTCACCTGTAAGTGATTTAATCGTTAGATTGTCTTTTCTGAAAACAGATAGATCAATAATATTCATGATGTGTTAAATACTCCTATTTATAAATTAAACAATATCTTCAGAAATAATCTGATAATATTGATGTTTTCCAGCTGTATCTTTAACAGATGAAAGATCAAAACTATAATCGAAAGTGATTGGTGAATCAGAATTCCAATTAAGTGCCAACTCTCCAGCAAATTCACCGGCCAACATATTTACTGTGATTTTCTTATTTGCTGAAGTATCTGTAGAAACAAACCTTAAATAAACTCTCGGTGAACGATCTTCTTCAGCATAGATAAATGTTTTCTTACCTGTTGCTACATCTGTTGTCACAGAAGAACCAGTTAAGAAATTTGAGACGTTATCAAGATTCCAAGAAAAGATACCTGTACTAAATGATACCGTTTTTTGTCCCTGAAGTGTTCCCACCCTACCGGCATTAGCGGCAGTTAATTCAATCTTTTTTGCAGAAGATTTTAATTCTGCATCAGATTCAATATATCCCAAATAGGTAAGATCCGCTTCCTCAAGTGTAGTAAGGTTAAAAACATCAACAACTTCACTTACTTTAATTGCATATAGATCACCAGAACCTAAAACAACGTTCTGATCGCCGTTTGTAACATAATTAAACGCCATATATATGACCTCATTTCTTTATATTTTTACAAGAAAATAGACGATTAAATGATAATCACCATTCTCTTCATCTTTAATGATTCCACCGCCATTAATAAGTTTTGAATTTCTAATGGTCAGTTCCTCATTTTTTATATTTGTAGGCTTATTGAAGTTATCTAAAATCTCAATAAGCCTGTCTTTTACTTCAAATAATTTCAACTTGTCTTTGCTAATGCATCGTAGATCAAGCTGATAATTTCTTATTGCATTGCCACCATTTATTTCTTTGAAAGTATAAATGATATAATCAGTGCAAGTCTTTTTTTCAGGTTTTTCAAAAAGAAAAACATTATCGCCTACCATCTGATTAATTTCAGAATCGGCAATAATGTATTCCCTGATTACATTCATATCCATATTCAATTACTCACTTTGCTTCAATGTATCGGCTATATGTTGCTTTACTTTTTCCATATTCTGATCTACAGCTTGAGTTAAATGAGGTTGTTTTTGATCTGCAAAATATGCATATTCGACGTTAGAACCGACAACACCAGTTATTACATCGTCTTCTATAGCTGCATCACTTGTATAAGAACGTTTCAATGTACCTGTTTTAACAGGGCATAGCTGCTGAGTATCAGCCTGTATCATAAACATTGATTCTTTCATTGCTTTAAGTCCAAGCTGCTGTACTCTCTCAATTTCATTTGTAAAAACACTATCAGCCAATAACAACAACCCCTTTATATTCATTCAAGAACATATCAAAGTAATCATCCCAAACAATGATTTTATCTACTATAAAATAATTGTCACTATATTTAACAATACAGCCCAATGTAATAATGCTGTTAATATCACAAAATACCCTGTATTTACAATCTATGTAATAACCATATTCTTTAAAAATCAACTCTCTATTGGCTGGCTGTACATCACATGCAATTGTTTTTAATTGTGTATACCCCTCCTCCACCCAAGAGCCATGATACATATATCCTTCGGATACAGTCATTAAAATTATCTGCTTATTGTAAAACCAATCCATTAACCAGTCACCTTAATCTTCGGTAATGGCAACATGGCCTTTATGAAATCAGGAATACCAGTTGAAGAATTGATTTGAACAGCCGAATCCCTAAAGGACATACTTCTACTACCTTGTGTTTTTGAAGCAATCTTGTCATTGGTATCGTTATTTAAGATAACCTTCTGATTATTATAATAGACTATTGCCAAATTCGTTATAGCATTTAGGTAATCATCTGTTGCAATTGCGCTCAGATTACAGTATTTTAAAACCGCATTTATAGAGTTTTTGATATGATATTTCATTTGGGCTTCAAAATTTATTGCTGTTATAATTGTACTGTCCATAATGCTATAGGCTATTTGGTAACAAAGCTGGACTGGATCATCAGTTTCAAGTAGTTCTGCCATTTATTCATCCTCTTTCGGGATAATTGTTTTAGTTTTAACTGATTTCTTTTTGGGTTTTGAGTTATCCTCTGTGATATCAGATTTTATTTCTTCATAATCTTTATCTTTACTTAATCTGTCAGAATGAATCGAATCACTGATAAACCATTCAACACCTGTTTTTTTATTTCTAAACCACATATTTTCAGTCCTTTTTAGTAATATCCATAATAGTTTACTTTTCGCGTAGGATTGCTTTCAGAAAATTGAATCTTGAATTTATAGATGGGAATATCCTTTATATCAAAATCAAAACCCACATTACCATCACTTGTCCCTCTTCCAGTTAATAAATCAGGATGAATGGGAGAACTATCATCATTGAGATATATTGAAACATAACCATTGGTAAGACTATCGCTAGACCACATGATTCTGAGATATGTTACAGGACTTTGCATAACAAAGGTTTTAATATATTCAGTTTCGCCTAAAGTAATCCACCCTCCGCTTGATGCTACATTGCCATACATATTTTGACCATCCTTTTATTGAATGGGGTCTATGCCGTAACAAGACAAGCATAGCCCCCATAATTCTAATATTGAATTAAGCCTTATCGACGGTAAGAACTGCAATGCCTGTTGGCTTGACAAGTTTAGCGCCATATAGCTGTAGACCTTTTACAGCATCCTTAAAGCCACCTTCAGGACGATAAGCCTCCACGCTATCAATCTGCTGTGCAAAGGATATAGCTCCAGTGTAACCGCCCATAACATGATAGTGAGTAGTTGTTACTTCTCCTGCGGTTGTAGTGGTAGTCGGTACGTTGTTGCTCTTATATACCTGCATTCCTGCAACCTCGCCGACATAACCAGTTGCAAGTAAGGTTGTATCCCTTACAAAACGGTCATCCTTAAGCAGAAGGCCATGATACCAGGAAGGTACAACACAAAATCTACCCTGTGCGGGTACATTTGCTTCATCGAGTTTAACTGAGAGATCGACAAGATAATCATAAGCATTATCTTTAGTTGGTGTAATAGGAGCCATATCACTGCCAATTATATTAGAAGATCCAACACCAGTATAGAGGCTTGCGATATACTTATCTGCAACATCAGCCAAACCATAAGCAGCCTTATTAATTCCGGCTGTCAGTAAATCAACTGAACTCTGTGCCTTGTCAACATCATCGACCCCAAAGTTAAAGAAACGAGCCTGATCAATAGTAAGTAAAGCCTGTTCACTATTAAGCTCTTCAGGAGATCCGATAGCCGCGCCGGTATAAGTACCAATGGTAATATCACCAATGCTATTTATCTTTACGGTATCACCCGCTGCGGTAATTTCGCCCTCATAATCATGATTTACAATATTACCATAAACAAGAGCCTTTTCAAGACTTTCATTGAGCTTAACGCTCCAGATTTGAGGAATAAAATTCTGTACTGCCATAATATATTACCGTCCTTTTTTATTATTTATTGTTTTTCATAAACTCGTCTATTTCGGTCATTCTTTCTTTAATCTCTGTTGGTGACATAGACCTAATAATATCCATAGTGAGCTTTGAATTATTACCATCGCTTTTAGGTGGTATATAATTACCATTTTTCAATCTTTTTTCAATCTCTGTGTTGATATGAGAAGTAAATGCATCTGATAGTTTGTTAATATTTGTATTTGTTGTATCTTCATCATTACCAATAATGAAATCAACAATTGAAAGTGGTAACTGTTTTTCATTTAATGTCTTTGTTGCTTTATTTTTAAGTTCTTCTCTTGCTTTTTCTGCCTTGATTGATTCAATTTCAGCTTTTAAACTAGCTAATTCTTGATCTTTAGGGCTTTTTTCGGGATAACGCTTTTTAACTTCTTCATCAATCAGTTTTGATAAATTGTTTTGTTTCCAACTTTCCAACCCCTTTGAATGATACTTATCCAATAAAGGTTGAATCAGTTTTTTCCCCTCATCAATTTCAAGATATTTATTAACCCTGTCAGAGTTAATAAAACCTCCGACATAATTATTAAAATCTTCTGTATCCTTAAATTTTTCTAGTTCAGTTGTTAGTTCTGAAAATTCCATTAGTATATTTCTCCTTCTGTCCTTAGTATACTTGTTAAGTCTACTGAGTACGGTTAACTATAAAAAATAACCCATACCCAAAAAGGAATGAGTTAGATTTAACGATTATATGTTTCTTGATTCTTTCCAAGCAGAATAGCTGCTATAATCAATAACTGTCTTTTCTCCTGTTTCAGGATCAACGATATTTTCACGTTTTGAAGTTGGGTGCCAGCTTTCAACAACAGGAATTAAACTGCATCTGCAATTCGGATGATTCGGAGGGCTTGGATGAGATTCATTAACATCCCATATCTGACCGTCCAAAGCTGCACATTCGTCCGAAGTTGCCATGTCGAGAGTTGCGTCCCACATTACCTGATTAGCAACCCCGCTGGACTGATATATCTCTTCTTGTGCTGCCGATACC